ATTGCCGCTTAGACAGGGTGCGTTCGTTGACCAAGCGAACACCGCTCTTAAGGTCGTTACGCGGGATGGAGCGATAGAAATGCTTATCGCGTCAATTAAAATGTGGCGTCCATAGGGTTGGCCACCAACTCCGACTGGATGGCGGCGTACGAGCGATAACCCTTAATCGTCTCGATCCGATGAGGCGCGATGATCGTCTCCCGCGCTATCATTCCACGGTATGTGTACGGACCTGGGAATGAGCCGGTCATCAGCACATAGAAATCAACGCTATCGGTTTTCGGGCCTTTGCGCGCATCGACTAGTAGCTTTCCAGTCTCGTACTTGGTTGTTTTGACATCGATGCGATATCCTGGCGGTGGTGGGATTGTCGCGTCGTAGAGCGGATGCGGAGGTTCACGGTCGGTATCCAGATCAGGATACACGTTGAACAACTTGCAGAACGCTATCTCGCCGCATATACCCTCCAAATCCACAGTCACAGAATCCTGCGCGCTGATCTTCAAATTGGTAATGTTGAAATGACGATTATTGCCGTTGCGATTCTTGGCGATGAAGTGGGCCAACTTCCTCTCAGCGGTTGTTAAAGATACAGTTTGACCGATTTTGATTTTGTTTATCATGGTCAAAAAGGTGGAAAATTTTTGAGGGGGGTATCGTAAACGAAGCCCACCCGCAAAGGGGGTGCCAGGTCCTACGTCAAAAAGTGTGCCAAGCCTAGGAAAAAGAATCCTTTTCTGTCATAAGCAAAACTTATGCTGATTATAAGTTTCCCTGCGACGCACAATGGGTGTTATATTCACTTTAAACCGAGCTGCTGTCCGAGCTGCGTGACTCGTTTACGTTGATCTCAACCGAGCTGCGATCCGGCATCTGACCCAACAGATTGATGGACACGCTCGCTTGCTCACCAGTTTCCGACCAGCCAAACACAAGCGCCGATCGCTTCGCCACGCTGCCCAGAATAGTCTCACGCACGCTTTCATCTTTGATTCCGTCCAAGTCATAACTGTCGATCCTTTCAAGCGTGCTGGCGGCATCGGCAGCTAGTTTCGAACGGACTAGGGCCGACAGGCTTTCTAGTGAAACTGTTTCTTTAGAGGAAACTGTATTCCTCATCTCCCGTCTCACCTTGGTGATTCCTTCCTTGCTCGCCTTGCTTGTCAGCGTTGCGAAATTTAGCTTTAACTCCGCTCCAATCGCTTTCCACGTCTTACCTGACAGGTAAAGAGCTTTTGCTTGGTTCCATTGGTTCTCTGTCATGCAAGGTACTTTGCTTGGCAAGGTAGCTGTCGGCAACGCCAGTTTTCCGCCAGTTTTTTTCCCACCCCATGGGCTTCAACCAGGTTTCAAAAAAAAGTTTGGAAAACTTTGTTGACGCCCCACCCCACCCCAATCTATCGTCACCACGTCATGCAAACCGAATCCCATCGAATCCTCACCGCAGTAGCTGACAGCGTGGCCACGGCGCTTCCCGTTGACGTCGCCATCTCATTCGAAAGCGTTGACGCAGCAATCGCCCTCCTCCGTTCCCGTTTCGTTGACGTGGATTGGGACACCTTTCCCAATCGCGTCACTATCTTCGGAGACGACCAACGCATCGAAGGTGACGAAGATGCCGGACTTTGGGTTCTCAATCTAGTTTTCGCCCCCGCCCCGGCTCGCTTTGGCGACGTCAACGCTATCTAACCCATGAAACGCTCAGCCCTCAAACGCATCGCCATTGCCTTGGCAATCATCGCTTTCATCCTCATCCAAGCATACCTCGAAACGTCCGCCGGATTCACTCCTAACCATTAAAATCCCATGACAAAATCCGAAGAAATCCAAATCCTTACCGCCGCCGCCGATAGTCTCGGTTCCGACAGCTACTGCGGGGCATGGCTCCGCGAGCAAATCCCATTCATCGAATCAGACATCCGTTCTGACTTCGCTCCGGGGGTTCTAGCCTCCGCCTCAATTCAAGATTGCGCGGCCCGTTGCGCTGAAATGCGCGCCGATTCCCTGCGCGAGCGTGACAAGATTATCTTGGATGCGCGCAACGAATCGGAACGAATCATGGACGCCGCGTTGAAACTGGCCGATTCGATTCGTTCCGGCCTCCGGCGCGACATTGAATCCGCCTTGCATCAAATCACCAAGTTCTGATTCCCCGTGTCAGCCTATCGGAAACGGTAGGTTGCAACGGGCAATCAATCCCGAATCAAAACCAAAAAACCATGCAAGCAATCCACTCAAAATACCTCCCCGCCACCAATTCACGCGGCTCCCGCATTAAAGCAACCTGTGAACGTGGATCAATCACCATACCCTATCCTCACGAATTATCCGGAGACGAATGCCACCGGGAAGCGACTCGCCAACTGGTTGCGCGTTTCTGCGCGGAGGATTTCAAGTCCTATCAAACCCCGATTGAATCAAACCCGTGGAACCGCGCTTTTGCAACTGGTTGCCTTCCCGACGGTTCCTACGCGCATGTTTTCACTATCTAAAACCCCACGCGCGCATCTATGAATCCCATTGAATCCGAGTTGCTTGCGGCATTAGAGGATGCGGAGTTTTTGCTCCGCAAGGTATCAATCAATCCGCGAGAGATAGTCTTCATGCTAGATAGTCTTAAACGCTGCGCGGCTGATGCGCGCGAGATAATCGAGAAAGCGAAACAATCCGCCTAACCCATACCCCGCGCATACAATGAAAATCACAGCAATCTTCCGCGATTTATCGGATCAATTCTGGAATGGCTTTGGAGATTCAATTCCTGCCTTTCTCAATCTTCCCCCGCTCGCGCAATTCCAGCGTGCGCAATATCTCGCGCATGAAATGCCGCGCAATGTCTCGGTGAAAATCGGAAACGGCTCTTTCCGCGACAAGGTGGAATGGAATCAGGCAATGCGCGACGCGACGCGAAAAGAGCGAATGACGGCCAAGATTGAGCCGCGCAAGGGTTACCGGCTGGTTACCTTTGAGATTTGACCCATCCTCCGCGCATCACACGCAAGTGTGCTGCGAAAGGGTAGGCCAATCTATCCTCAATCAATCCACCCCATGCGCTACAAAATCCAACTCTCAACCTCAACCGGCGGCTGGTCAGACCTCCGCGAATCCGCGAATGACGGCCAGACCTACGAAACCTGTTTATTCCCCACGCGCAAAGCAGCCCTTGCCGCGCGCGAGGAGTTCTCCGAACTGTCCGAATTCCTCGAAACGACGCGAATCGTCACCGCCGAAACCCCCGAAACCGAAAACATCTACGCCTAAGCATCCAATGAAACCCCAATTCACCCCCGGACCTTGGCGGACAACTGGCTTAAACGTTCGCGCTAGTGACGCTCTTATTTGCTACGCAACCAACCATTGGGAGGACGATCTAACCCCAGAATCCGAGCGACAGGCCAATGCCCACCTAATCGCCTCCGCCCCCGATCTTCTCTCCGCGCTGGAACGTCTCACGCATCCAATGGCCGACGACGACGACCTAGACTACGCGCGCGCAATCATCGCCAAGGCGAAGGGACAGCCATGAAAACTATGCTACAAGCCAACGGGAAACCTGTTCGCTTTATTGAAGGTGATTTGAAGCCGAAACCAACATGGGATGAGACGTTGGCGTTGCATAGGGACGCACTAGAAAACCGTCCGCTTGGCCTTTCATGGGATAAAATTGCGGAAATGCAACGGAGCGGAAAGCTAAAGTCAAACCCTGCGAAAATTAAAGGTAAAGGAAGACCTTGTGTCCGTTGCGGAAAACCAAGCGGAAGCGTTGGCTTGCTTCCCCAATGTAAGCGTTGTTTGAAGATTCACTGAGCATCAGATAAACCGGGGGTGCGCGCATCCGTTCCACGCGCAAATCCCACGAATAAACCGCAAAACCGCATCAAATCATGCATCCATTACTCTTATCCGCTCTCATCCAAGTCGAATCCCACGGAAACGACCAAGCGCGCGGCAAACACGGCGAACTCGGCGCGTTGCAGATTAAGTCGATCATGGTCCGCGATGTAAATCGGATCATGGGGACGCATTACGCGCACGCGCAGGTAACGAATCGCGCCATCTCGATCTTCATCGCGGAGTCCTATTTCTCGCATTACGGACGCAATCTCAGCGACGAATCTTTAGCTCGGCTCTGGCAAGGTGGGCCAAAAGCCCTTAAAAGATCATCCACGCGCGCCTATGGCCGGAGGGTCATGCGCGAGCTGGAGAAACAAACCGCCAAAGAATCCTTGCAAGTTGCGACTCGAAACGGAACTCGACAGTAAAAACCCTACTTTCACCGGACGGTAAAACAACAGAAACCAATGAAACTAACCATCCAATCCCGCGACAACGCCCAGACGATTGTCGATCTATTCAACGCGATCATCACTGGCGAATGCGAGACGCCAGGCGTCACCCCGCTCTCGATCTACGACGACGACCGGCATATCTGCTCCCTCATAGACGCGGACGGCCACCAGATTCTGGAGCTGATCATCGAACGCGAGATTGGCGACAAATTGGTTCAAACCGGCGAACCGGAGACGCTGCAATGATCGACAAAAAAACATTTTACCAAAACCTGTCCGAAACGGCTCTTGTGCAGGCTAGTACGATGCCGCTTCAGGAGTTGATCGAGAATCTCGAATCAGTCGCGCACATGATGCATTCACCAATGCTCCGCGAGGTGGCGAACCGGCTTCGCAACGCCGATTGCGCGGCAACAATACTGGAGGACTCGCTTTTCTACGCGCGGATGTACCGCGACACGACCATCGAGGGCGATAATCGGCGGAGAATGTTGATCGACGATGCGGAGACGGTTTGCTCGATAATCCGAAAGGGAGGGTGCCAATGATCCGCAATCAATTCGCACCGCCCAAATTCAAGGTCCAGATCAGCGGCGCGATTGGCTGGTCCGACCTGAAGGAGAAGGTCGTCAGCTACCAGACGGTCGAATTCTCTACGCGCAAGGAGGCGGATCGAGCGGCCAAGGAGTTGAACCCCGGCGAGTACACGCAAGGTCGGATTCGCGTCGTGCCGTTCGAGATGGCGGAGGACTACGATGTTTATCCGACGCCCGAAAGGTCCAAGCCATGAGCGACATTCGAGATAGACTGGCCGAAATCGATCCTGACCTGCTTCTCATGGACGGATTCGATGACTGCATCATCGGCATCTGCGAGTCGTTCGGGAGTGTTCCGGTTATCGCCTACGATTACGAAAGGGTGTTGGCCAACCTTCAAGCGACGGCATGACCTACGAGGAAGCAGTCGAGTACCATGAATTCAACCAAGCCGGAGCATACGTCGGCGAGCAGACTCCGGTGTTTATTCGCCGCGTAGAAAGTTAGATGTCCCGTCGGCCACCAATCCGCAGTCAAAACTAGGTCGTCCGACCGATTCGATTCTAGCGCATCAAAACCCATGTCCGCTGTCATCACACCATCCAGCAATCAAAACGCATCAGCGCGTCGTTTAGAGCGTTTGCGCGGCATTCAAGTCGAGCGATTGAGCGACGCATCTTCATCTTTTTCATCCCGAACGGTTGCGACACCGCCCTCAAAGGCGGGGAGCAAGCATACCGTTTTCGGGATGAAACCACCCCTCCTTGGGTTTTTAATCCCAAGGGGGGTTTCATTTTAGTGAAATAGATCT